AAAGAATGTTTTTGTATAGAACTCACGATAATGATTATGAAAGGCAATGCTATCGCCTCTCATACCAAAGTGAGTATCACCCAGGATTGCTATCTTCATCTACGAATTTCTCCAAACCTGCTCGTTTTGCTTTCTTGGCTTTGCGAGCATTTTCATAATTGCTGATGAATTCAGAAATATTTTCGTACAACTCAAACTGTCTGAATGTTCCATCTTCGTTTTCGTTCAACTCAAACTCATCAAGAATACCAGCAGTCTCAGTCGACTTGTATTTAACATACAACTGTTTCTTTTCTTTCTGAATTCTTCTCAAGAATGCATAATAAGTTATTTGAGTAAAATAGGCAAATGGATTGCTTGATTTACTGGGGTCAAAATTGTCTACATACATCACGCAGTTTTCAATTGCATCCGCAACCATTTCGTCGCGAAAGGTATATGAGAGAAAGTTTGGTTTGTGTGAAAGATTCTCAGCAATCATCATGAAGCATTTAGCAACATATGTTGGAATTTGCGGTTTAGGTTGACCAAGTCGTTTTGCCTTTCTGATGGCAGTCCTATACTTGATCATTTCCTTGAGGAAATCTTTGTTATTGATATAATGATTCTTTGCCATAAATTAGTGTACTGGTTTGTCCTTTTTGTTTGCCATTGCTTCTAGAATTGAGACTACTTTCTGAGTTTTTTCTGCGATTTCTTCACTTGTTATAGTGCTTGCTGGTGGCTTAATCTTCGCATTGTTGTTATAGAAAAAGTCACTGACATAGTCATACTGTTCGTAAAATTCTTTTCGTACTGGAGTAATAAACATTACATCATCTAAATTAATATCAATCTCTTTAATCTCTATGACTGACTGTGGTAGATATTCTTGCAAAGAAAGTATTTGTCTACCCTCATCAAATAATGTTTCAATATCAATTCTCAGTGGTCGCTCAATTGTTATATACTCTGTTCCATAAGTAACATATCCAACAATGTCATCAAGAGTGTTTTTCATGCGAACGAACTTTAATTCTGCTTGTTCTACATTCTTTTTTCTAGGCATTAGTTTATCCTTACATTGTTAGATGTGAACGGAAATTTTTCTTCACTGTAGATCTTTACTCGTTCCTCATAGTGCTTCAGTGTGAAGTTTGTATAAGGACCGTATCTTAAATCATCAGCGATATCATAAAGTGTTGCTGCATCTTTGTTCTCACCTAAACGCAACACGCGACCGATAGACTGTAGAGAACGAATCTTACTCTTTGTTGGAGAAGAGAACACAATATTATGTAGGTTACGGATATTTACACCTGTTGAGAATGTGCCATAACTCGCTACAATGATCGCATCATTTTCCTGTTCAGTGATATGTCTCACTGCTTCGCGATCTTCTGCTTCAACTCCACCATGAATAAAGAATACTTTGCGATTGCCACATTTCTCTTTAATCGACTCATACAATATCTTACCGTGTTTTTCGACATAAGTAAATAAAATTAAACTATTGCCTTTGAGATTAATCGCAAGATCACATATAAAGTTATTTCGCCCCTCGTGCTGAGTTAAAAAATTCATTTCATCAGGATATGAAAAACCTTTAACAGATTTGCATACAGTCTCTGGATATTTCAACACAATGCACTTGATACTAAAGTTTGCTAATTGCTTTCGTTCAATCAGTTCTTTTGTCGAGATAACTTTAAATGTTGGTCCAAACAAACCTTCAAGAACAAGTTTGTTTACTTTGCTATCATCAAGTGTACCAGTTGTACCAATACGAACATCGCAGTTGATGAGTTTAGTCATGATGCTTGTCAATGACTTGGCTTTAAATGTATGCGCTTCGTCGCCAATAATAAAATCAAACTGAGTAAAGTATTTCTTTGGCATGTCGTAGATGCTTTGCCAAGTAGAGATAATCAAATCAGTATCTGGAATTTTACTTTCACCACCGAATATCTTTTGGCAATACTTGTCTACATCCCAACCATTGTTGCTGGAATAGTTTTTAAAGTCAGAGTGCATCTGAGTGACGAGGTTGATCGTAGGAACAATTAACAATCCGCGCTTCTTACCTGTATTCAACAGGTGGCGAATCATCATGTAAATGATTAATGATTTTCCACTCGCGGTAGGTGAAATGAGTACAGTTCTTTTCTTTGTAAGTCCAACGCTAGACGCGAGTAACTGATAATCTCTTGGCTCCAATGGAAGGGAGAGAGCAGTCGCGAGATTCTTTGTGTCAATTGGGTGAACTTCTTTTTCTTCGTCGAGGTATTCAAAGCCATAATTGCTATCCTTGCAAAACTTTTTGATATACGGAACAAGACCAACATAGATCTGTTTGGTGTTCGTATTTAACAGACGAATCTTACCGTCCCAATATTTGTTTCGAAAGGCTGGTGAGAATTGATAGCCTGGAGTTGAGAATGTAAAGAACTCTGACATCTCTCGAATGATGCCATCGTCAGCGTGAACCTGAACATAGATATTACTGACTTTCTCAACAACGACATGCTCAATCATCTAGCACCTTGAATGAACTTCTCCCAGCCCATATACTCTTTTAATTGCCAGGTGCGATTGTTGAGTTCTTTCATGACATTGGTGCAAAAACTTGCAGCCTCTTCATGATATGCTTTCTTTCGTTTCATTTTGTTTAAGTCTTCATCACCGTCAAGATAAACAGAGATGTCTGACTTGAGTGTAAAACGAAATGGTTCCCAACCAAGTTTATCTAATTCTTCTTGGTCTAATTTACCAGTGTAATACATCCACTTCAATTTCTTGAGTTTGTCGTATTCTAATCCTGCTCGCTTTGCTGCAAGATTATGCAATGACAAATACTTGTTATATTTGTTGTGAATCAATGGAATGCGGAGAATCTCTTTGCCAGGTTCCGTAGTATCAACTTCGGAATCCTTTTCCCATTGAGTCATCAATTCTTCGAGTGGAGGTGTTTCTAGTTTCATACATCGAATTATACATCAATATAATTCAAAAGACAAGTCAGGACAATAGTTGTCTTACAAGGATTGAACCAGTATAATGAGTATGTCTGGTTTGAACGAACTCTCAAGAATAACTACTAGATTCTTTCGTATTCGTAGTAAGCAAAGCGGAATGTCGCATCGGCGACAGCAATATTCTCCGCGCTGTCCATAGAATTAAAAAGAATAGTGGACAAAGAAACAGGAAACAAATCAACAAACTTGACACGGAAGTTTGGATTGTTTTTGTTTGTAAACATTGTCATGATAGCACTTGAGTATTGTGGTTTGTTTTTCTCACGACCACGGATGTATGGTGCCTTTGCTTGACGAGAAAGATCAACATACTCTTTAAAATCTGTTGGAAAAGTTATTCCACGAATCCAATCGTGCAACTCAGTCCAAGCACGAAGATCCTCATCAATTAGAAATGTGATATTGAAAGTATCATAAATCATTTTTTCACCAGGAACAAACAAATCAATGAAGGGTGTGGATCTCACAATTTCTGTAAGAGAAACACCAGGAAGATTTGCTGACTGACAATAGTATGTTGCTCCAGGTAGACGGTCAAAGGTCACTCGGAATTTTGTACTTTGTAGTAAGTCAGTATTTGTTGGTGTGCGAGTTAGTGCTGTCATCTATTAGTTTCCGTAAATCTAAAATGTTTTCTTTCTCAATTAAATCAATAATAAAATTAGTCAACTCAATTTCTTTACGAATAAAAAACATCTTCTTATTTAATTCTTCTAATCTTTCTGAGTAATACTTCAGCTCCTGCTGTTTTTGTTTTCGCAGGTCTTTTAAGTCAGATAGAAGAATAATCTTCGCCATATCAATTATTTAGGTGTAAAAAAAGGGGGAGTCTTTCGACTCCCCCCAGTTCTTTGCCTTATTGTTATTATCAAGTCGGCAATAACTTACTAGCACATCAATTATTGGTTGATGTTTAGGACAACAAACTTACGATAGTACATGTTTGTGTCGTTTGCTAGAGCACCTGTGCCAGCGCCAGTTGCGAATGGATTTGCTACGAGACCGTAACGAGTCTTGAAGCCAACCTTTGGCTGGTAGGTTTGTGGGTCGATTGCACGAACCATCTGTAGTGGAACATATGGGCAGTAGAAGAGACCAGCGTCATAAGCGTTGGTGCCCTTGTAACCTACTACGACATAATCTGTACCAGAAACAGAATATGGATCAACATAGACCTTGATGCGACCGAATAGCGTACCTGCGAAGGTATTGCCTGTGTCGTCAACTGTTAGGCTTGTTTGACCTGTTAGTGCTGAGTTGTAGTCAAGAAGACCAGTCATTGCGAGGGCTGAAGCAACATCTGTTGAGACGATTACTAGGTTGCCCTTGCCGCGACGAGTGTCCTTGGCAATCTTGTTGGCTGCTCTTTCGATTGCGAACAAGAGTGACTTGTACTTCTCAACCTGCCAACGACCGCTTGTGTCGCTTGAGGAAGATAGGTTGAAGACATTACCTGTTGCATTGTTTGTG